CCTGCAAGACGCCCGGTATCGACAGCAGGTGATCTGGGATATTGCCCAGAGGCTCGGCCTTGGCCGAGGGCTTGGACATAATTGATGCCGCCACCGTTGCGCCATGCTCAATGGCCTCCTGATCGTATTCGTAATCTGGATTGTTGCTGACGTTGAGGAACGCAGCGGCGTCTTTTACCGCTTTGGTGACATTGCCCATATGTTCGTACTGCGTCCATAGCTCAAAGCAATCGAAGCTGTGGGCGCTGTCGAAAGGGTCAGACGCATGGTGACTGAAGGCGCGGCCATCCTCAAAGACTTTGACCCCCGCCAACTTGGACGTGCTGTTGGGCGACAGGTATCGATCCTTTGCGGTCTGCTTGTAGCCGTACTGAACGAGCAACGAATGCATATCGTGGGCCTCATTAAAGGCGTCGATGACGCTGGTGCCGTCATTGTTTTTCGGCCTTGGCTTGCGGGGTGGCTGAAATTCTGGCTCACGCCGCCAAGGGCATATGGCTTGCATCTGTGGCCGAAATTTATCCCACTCTCTCCAGATTGTAAGTAGCTGGGGCGGTAGCTCTGGCAGACCATCGAAGATACTCCTGCCTGCCCACTCGTAGGGACGGCCCGTGTCTGGATGGATTGATGGCGGCAACACATCTTGGACTGCCCCGGCGCGTAACTCAAAGACACATTCAGTTTTACGCGGATCGCCCTCGACGGGCCACGATATTTTGTGGGTAATCAGATCGGGCGGTGCCTTAAAGATTAATTTGCCTCGATTTTCGCGCCCAATAATCTGGGGAGCCGACTGCATTAACTCTGAAAAATCGATGCCCAGTTCTTCAAAGATCATCTTGGTGTATTCCACATGATCGATGTCCACTGCACAAGTTCCACTGGCCCCATGCAACAGCCCCACATTATGGGTGGGGTTTTGCTCGTAATACAGACGCGCCTTCTCTGGATCAGACAGTGCCTGCTCTGGCTTCTGCCATCCAAAGCGGGTTGGGCCTTTCGTGCCAGCGGGTATCGTAACCAGATACCAGCCCAGCTTCTCGCAATACTCTTCCACTTTTATTGTCATTTTTTTTGACCTTTTATTTATACACGGTGAGATATTCTGACAATTTCCTCCAAGTGTTCAAACTGATTCGTTCGTTGCCCTGCTGCACGGCCTTCACGGTGGGGTGCGACAGCCCAGATTTCTGTGCGACAACGGTTAGCCGTCGATCTTGCAGGGCGTCCCGTATCGTCTCAAGAGGTATCATATTGTCCATTGTGGTCTCCAATTTTGCATTATTTCAAAAAAGAGCTTTACATGCTCAAAACCATTTAGTAAAGATCGTCTTGTAGAAAAAGTGAATGTGAAAAAATGGAGAACGAAATGGACAATATCAATGTCGATATTCTTGCCGTCGATTGGCTGGCAATTAAGGCAGAAGAAAAGGCGCTGACAGCAAAGCGCCACGCGATTGAAGAGCAGATCGCAGCGGCCCTAGAAGTCAAAGACGAGGGCAGCATCTCCCACAAATTGGACGGCCACAAGGTTACGCTGACACAGCCTGTCAGCCGTAAAGTTGACGCCATCGTTTGGGACAAGGTTGCCAAGAAAATCCCAACGCACTTGCACCCAGTAAAGACAGTAATCAGCGCAGACAGTGCTGGTTGCCGCTATTTGTTGGCTAATGAGCCAAAGTTGTGGGCCAAGATCGCGCCTGCCTTTGAAACCAAAGCTGGCAAGATCGGCGTCAAGGTGGAGGCGCTTTGATGAGCCTCACTGATGTCGAGCTTGAAATGCTGATTGTTTCTCTGGCCTCCGTCACTGTGATGGACGGCCAAAGTAAAAGTCCAGACCAGATCAGGTTAGAGCGAAAATTGAACAGGTGGCGCGACCACCCAGACTTGGAGTTTGCAGAATGAACCGCAGCATAGATGAAATTTTGGACGAGGTATTCGCCAAAGTATTTAAGGGAGATTGGTAATGTTTAAGATCGAAAAGGGGGTGCCAATGACGGCACCCTCGCGGGACAGATCGGGCAAGTGGAAAGATTTGCTTAATCAAATGAGCGTTGGAGACAGCGTTGTTGTCGATGAGCAGTCGCAAGCCACATCAATTCGCAACACGGGAAAGCGCATGGGGATGCTGGTGCGTTGCCAGCAGCAGGACGATGGCAGCTTTCGGGCATGGAGAATTGAGTAATGGCTTGTTGGGTTCGTTTGAGATCAAAAATTGAAGGAAGGACAAATATTGTCACTGTTAATTTTGATCATGTTAAAATGATAGAAACATGGGGCGGTGATGTTAAAGATTTAAACGGCAATAAATCATTGTTGATCTTTAATAACGTCCATGATGGATACGATTTTCTGCACGTTGTTGAAACTCAAGAGGCAATTTTGAAAGAGATGTCATCGTTGGCAGCAGACAGAAAAAGTATGGCACAGGTAGAATGGGAGAATTATAATGGCGATTGATCTTAAAACACTGAGCAAGCCATCGGGACAGCGTCCGATTATAGCAACCCTCTTTGGCGAAGGTGGAATGGGGAAGACTACACTGGCTAGTATGTGGCCTAGCCCGGTGTTCATTCGCACGGAGGACGGCACAGCCAGTCTGACCGGCAATGACAAAGTAAGCCTGTTTCCACTGGCAACGTCCACGCAGGACGTGCTGGACGCGATTGAGGCGCTTGCCACACAGACGCACGACCACAAGACGCTGGTGATTGATTCGATCACCCAGCTTGCGACGATGGTCGAGGCTGAGATTGTCGCGGCTGATCCAAAAGCCAAGTCGATTAATCAAGCTGGCGGCGGCTACGGCGCTGGCTATAGCACGGCGGCTGAAAGGCACCGGCAGATCAGAGACTGGGCGGGATCACTCGCCTACGAGAAAGGAATGAACGTCATTTTTATCGGCCATGCCGATACTGAGATGCTCGACCTGCCAGATCAAGAAAGCTACGCACGATACACCGTGCGGATGCACAAGAAGTCGATCCCTCATTACACTGATAATGTCGACATGGTGGGCATGATCAGGCTGAAGACATTTGTTCGTGGCGGTGATGGCGACAAGAAACGTGCGATCTCGACGGGGGAGCGAGAGATCATCTGCCACCCACAGGCGTCGAGCGTCACGAAAAATCGGTTTAACATCAGTGAGCCTCTGGCATTCACGTTTGACCGCAACCCATTTGCAGATTTTGTAGCAGAGTAGAAAAGGAAAACTCACATGGAACTGAACGGATTTAACGCAGCGGCTATTGAACCAGCCGCAACATATGAGCCGCTACCAGCGGGAAACTATTCGGCAGTAATTGTCGAGAGCGAGGAGAAGCCGACTAAGGCTATGACTGGCAGCTATTTGCAGCTTGGTCTGGAGATTGTCGAGGGCCAGTACGCTGGCCGCAAATTGATAGATCGATTGAACCTCAACAATCCGAACCAGATTGCAACTGAGATCGCCCAGCGCACTCTGTCGGCCATCTGCCACGCGATAGGAGTTATGACGCCACGCGACAGCAGCGAACTGCACGACAAGCCTCTGGTGGTGAAGGTGGCAGTTAAAGCCGCAGATGGTCAGTACAGCGCCAGCAATGAGATCAAGGGCTACTCAGGTGCCAAAACCAACGGCGCTGTTACAGCGGCCCCTGCGGCGGCTCCAGCGGCGGCGGCAGCACCACCTTGGAAGCGATAATCTATTTTGCGATGGGGCGGCTTTTGCTGCCCCATTTTACAAATAGAGAGGAGCCGAGATGAACCTTGATAAATACAATCCATCGCCCACAGTGCAGGCCATTTACGAACACTACGAGGCAAGCCGCGATAACGGCCACAGGCCGCATCTTGGGGGGAGCCAGATAGGCAACCCGTGCAGTCGGGCGCTCTGGTATCAGTTTCGACACGCAAGCTCACAGAGATTTGAGGGGCGTATGCTGCGCCTGTTTGAGACGGGCGACCGCGAGGAAGAGCGGATCGTGGCAAACCTTCGGGCAATTGGGGTCGAGGTCTGGGAGGTCGATCCAGAGACAGGCCGACAGATAAATTACACGGCCTGCGGGGGTCACTTTGGATTGAGCCTAGACGGCATTGGAATTGGTTTCCCAGAGAGTGCAGAGCCGCATACGCTGGAGTTCAAGACGATGAACGACAAGTCGTTTGCCCAAACAAAGATGAAAGGCGTCAGGATCAGTAAGCCCGTTTACTGGGCGCAGTGCCAAGTCGGGATGCACTTGGCTGACATTGATCGTTGTTATTTCTTTGCCGTGAACAAAAACACAGATGAGATTTATTCTGAGCGGATCAAGCGGGATCGGGCAGAGGGTGATTTTTTGATCAGCAAAGCCAGCAATATCATCTTTGACGAAAAGCCACCGTCTAAAATAAGCCACGACCCGTCAAAGTTTGCCTGTCGGTTTTGCAATTATATTCCGATTTGTCACGGCGGTGAATTGCCAGAAGTTAATGATCGGACGGACGCGCACAGCACCCCAGAAAA